GACTTGGGATCAGCGATTGAGGTCATCGACGCCCGCCATGTGCTATTCATTCAAGATGGCGGCACGACCGCACCGGCCTACTACGACGGATTTGAGTCCGGTCATGTGCGCGGACAGCCGTTTGAAACCCCAATCGGAGGGCCGATGGCGTGGGTTGGGGATAGACTATGGATAGCCTACAAAAATTTTGTGCGCGCGTCGGATATCTCAAATCCGTTTAGCTTCCGGGAAGATATATATCTTGGGGGAATCTCGGCATTTGTGTTCAAGAGCGAAGTCACGGCTCTGTCCAAGACTCCCGCATTGGAAAACCAGCAATTGTTGGTATTTACGGATACGAATGCAGAATTACTTAAGGCGTATATTCGGGATCGATCTTCGTGGCCTACGACCGATAATTTTCAAGCCGAGGTGTTTAATATTGGATCGGTTGGGCAGCGGTCCATGGTGTTGCATTTTGGACGACTTTCATGGTTTAGTCATTCCGGGGTGGTTATGTTGGATTCCGCCCAAGCAAGCCAAGTAACGTCAAGGGTTCCCATACGAGATAACGAAATGATGGTGAGTAAAACCCAGTTGAGCGACGACCTATCATTAGTCGCCGGAGCGGCGTTTGGCTCATATCTGCTTATGAGCGTCCCCTCGGAAGACCTATATAACAAACATACGTGGGTGTTGAACGACGCAAGTATTGAAACGGTCAACGACGATTCCGGCGCGTCGTGGGCGAGCTATTGGATGGGCACCCGTCCCGTGGAGTGGGTCTACGGGCATATCGTCGGGCAGGATAGAATATATCACGTCTCGAAAGACGTAGACGGGGAGAACCGTTTGTGGGAAGCTTTCCGTCCTGAACGTCTGGATAACGAATGTCCGATTACTTGGTCGGTGGAAACGCGCGGATACTTTGGCCAAACCTCGGAAAAGAAACCGCCCGGTGAAGTGTGCCGGTTCGGGTGGGCAGAAGTGGCGTTTGTCGGAGTAGAGGAAAACTTTGACATTGGAATTTTTTACGCGGGTGGGTTGCGGGGTGCATATAAGCCGGTTTTAATAAAACAACTTTCCGTGGAGCGGGGCAATCTCATGCCGGAGTTTGAGATTCTCGCGACGACGAAATTATTTGGGTTCAAGCCCCAGTCCCGAGTGGAGCGAACCGAGGAAGCGAGTCAGAAGTCCATGGACGAAGAAACCGGCTCCTGTCCCGTAGAATCCCCAAACAACGAAGACATCGACGAGAGTTTTCAGGTTTTGATTGTATGCCACGGCCCCGCCGCGATTCGGTGGATACGCGCGCGATCGATACACGAGTCCGTGCCGGTGGACGGAGATAACGACGCTTGTATTAACGAGGTTCCGTTCAACGCGATCCGGTTTGATGGAAAGGGCGTCCACGCGGACGACCGCGTAGCGGTAGTGGATCAAATATCGGCGAAAGCCATTCGGCTTTTTATGGCGAGCAAAACCGCTGTCGTTTCACAGGGCGGGTTTACCGCGATTGGAGTGGGGTCCGCAGAGAGCGTAGTATCGCAAGCGGCAGCAGATCGGGTGGCGCTGTGTGTTGCGACGAAATTTGCCGAGGCGGAGTTAGCGATAGTCCTTCCGAAAATTTTCAGCATTGGGGAGGGCCTATGACATCGGTAATGGAAATACTTTTCGCCCGACGCCCGTGCATAAACTACGTGTCACCGGCAGTGTGTGAAGGCGATACGTCGGGCAGCGGTTTCGGCGCGCCCATTATTGTCTTGGAGCCGTTTGGAGTTATTCCGGTAGTTGGTGGATTGGTCGTCGCCGGGGAATTTCCGGGACCATTTTTCTTGGACTGGGAGCCGGTTCCGGGGGCGCTTTGCTACAACATTTATCAAGTGGTAAATGGAGAGTTGATGTTGATTTTTGAATGCGTCCTGCAACCTCCCGGTGGGCCGGGAGGCGGGCATCCGTTACCTCCGGGCAGTCCGGGTGGCGGTGACACGTATGTAGTCACTCCAGTTACACCGGAAGGAGAGGGCGAACCGGGCATCCCTGTTACTACTCCCACAAGTAGCGACCCTCCGGGGGATTGCGAAGAAACCGGCGTTGATACGACGTGCGCTTATGGGGCGGTTGGTGAAAAATACCGAATCAAAAATTATAGCGCCGGATGGTTTGACATCTCCGGTTGTGGGTTGACGTGGACTGATTGCGTGAACTGTGAAGTTTTTCCTGATACTAACTGTGTTGATCCGGTTCCATGGGTCGGAACGTTTCCGGTAAAAGTCAACGATGGACATTTTATTGATCAAGAGTTCGAGCCGAATATTCCTTGTGGGGGTTGTCCGTGGCCCCCGGCCCATTTACTGCATGGGTTTTGTATCTCAGCACAATTGATTGCCGTCTCGGGAGTGCCAAATTCGACCGGGTGTGGTTGGGCGATAGAAATAAATGCCCCAATTGCGGGAGCCGTTTGGACCGGGGTAAAGACAAAAGGCGAGGGTCCAACGGGTAAGTATATTCGTAACGGCGGATGCACCCCCGGTCCCGAATGTGTAGAAATTGAGGCATACTGAATTTATGCAAGACACAAACCTAATAATTATCATGGGGCAAATCCCCCCGACGTTTCGAGGGACTCCATCAGAACTGGCGGAGGCCATGGTGCGTCGGATGAAAATCGTTTCACCCACGGGATCGAACTTTATTTTCATTGGCGACACCGAACCCACATCGAACGTGGGGCCGTGGTTGCGAAACGGAACGCAATGGTGGGTCTTCGATATAGATTTGAAACGGTATGTGCCGCTGGATATTTCTGCGTCGGAACAACAGTGGTTTCAAACCGGCACTTCCACGCCGTTGACGGCTGATCCTCCGGTATGGCTGCGAACCACTCACGATCCTACGGAATCTGACCCGAGTGTTGGTAATCCGATTAGCTGGCACGTCTACAACGGCACCGCGTGGATTCCATTTTCGGGAATTGATCTGTCCGGCCCCACATCGAGTCGTCCAACCGCCCCGGTTGAGTTTCAAAAATATTACGATACGACGATCTCGGCGCTGATATGGTGGGAGCGTAATTTGTGGCGGACGGTCTCCGGCGTGCCCGGCGATATTAAACAGGTGGCCTATACGGTGTTGACGGAAGCGCTGACCGCAAATCCGGGATGGTCGGTTTTTGGCGGAGCAAACCAAAATGTGCGGGGCCGTTGGCTGGTGCAAGCCACAAAAGATTCTGGCGGAACGCCGGAAACAGTCCTAACGACGGCGGCGGGAGTCGCTCCGCATGCGGCGTTTGAAACCTTTGGAGAGACGGTGGATGTCGTCACGGCTCCCCCCGATGGTGGAGTTTTTCACCCGCCCGGTATTGCTTTATGGACACTCCAAAAAGACTGACCGGTTCGGCATATATGCGGGCCTACCGCGCTCGAAAGATTGCGAGCGAAGGAGATTCGTTCCTTGAAAAGGAACGTCGTTGGAAACGTAATTGGGCCGACAGAAATAAAAAATACATGCGCGACTATCAATATAAATGGTGGCGCAAACGGCTCCCGCAGGAGAAAAAAGAAAACTGTGAGAGGGTTAAGGAATATTACCGGCAAAACACAAAAGCCGTCAATCGAAGGGGTTCAAAACGACGAATGGAAAAATATAAGTCGAATCCGCAGTTTCGGCTGTCGGAAAACCTGCGCGCACGAACAATTTTAGCTCTTAAAGGAGAGATCAAGTCGGGTAAGACTATAGAACTTTTGGGATGTTCGTGGTTGGAACTTCGCGCGCATATTGAAAAACAATTCGGAACCGGCATGACGTGGGAAAACTATGGGGCGTGGCATGTAGACCATATTCGTCCTTGCGCGTCTTTTGATTTGTCTAAGGAAAGCGAACAGCGGATGTGCTTCCATTTTACTAATTTACAGCCTCTATGGGCGCAAGACAACTTGTCAAAAGGCAAGAAAATGTCCACTAATTACTGTATAGGACTAATTTAATATGTGGGGCGAATTATTCGGAGCAGTGGGGTCGATTATCGGCGGAGCAATGCAGGCCGATGCGATTGAAGACGCCACAAAAGCGCAAATCAAGGCGATTGAAAAACAGCAGAAGTTTGTTTTCGATCAGCTTGACCCCGCAGTAATCGGGCGCAAAGCCCGGCTCGCCGACATTGAGCGAACCAAAGAACGTTTACGCCTTCAGGGGGTGGTCGATCCGTTGCTACTTCAACAGCGGTATGATGCCCAAAAAGCCATTTCAGATAGACTCGCGGGACTGTCCGGGGATGCCTCTGACCAAGTCGCGTCTGTGGCCGCAGAAGAAGCCATTCGTGGCGTTCCCGGCCTAGACGACCTCAAGGCAAAGTTGATTGACTCTGCGATGGCGGAATTGAACGCCGGAGCGACGCTACCGCCAGACGTGCAAGCGGAGTTGGTGCAGGCGGGACTCGAACGCACCGGGCAGATGAGCGGTTCGGCCACTGCGGGGGGTCCGGGTGGAAATATTTTACGAGAATTGATCGGGACCGCCGCCCTCCAACTCAAAGCTGACCGGCAAGGCCGGGCAACGGCTCTGGCGCAAGCCGCGCAGGACATGGATGCGAAGCGTCAAGCAATTCTTGGTAGTCTCTTTCCCAGTCTTGCGGCTACGTCATTAAACAAACTCAAAGCCACTCAAGGAATCCTTGAACAATCAAATCAAATGGTGCCGGAATCGGGGTTGGGCGGAACCGACATCGCCAATCTTTGGCTCGCGCGCGTGGGCGCAACAAATCAACTCGCGCAAAGCGCGGCAGATATTGCCGCGCGGGGAACGATGGGACAAGCGGCGGGTTATGGTCAAATGATTGGTGGGGCCGGATCGGCGGCTGGAAATCTTTTGAATATTCTTATGAATAACTCAAACACTCGAAAAACACAGGCCGACCAAGCCTACAGTAACTTTTTGGCAGACGTAGGATTTTAAATGGCAGGTTGGACCGCAGCAACTTTAGCACCGCAAGCCACAAAAGGCGGGGTAACTCGGCAGGCTTTTTCCGTGCCGCAACCGGTTACAAGCCGGGGGTCTCTCGTGGCCCCGGCTGTAGCAACGCCCGCCACCACGCCGAGTAATGTTCCGGCTTTTTTACAAGGCGGCGCAGGAGCGAATGATAACATCATGGAATTGATCTCCGAGATTTTGGGGTTGACTCAGCCAAAAACTGATCCCGAACTCGTCAAAGCCCAAACGATTCTTGCGCAACAGCAAGCGATGCAGACGGCACGAGAAAACCAAGTCGCTCGCGAACAAGAGGTTCAGCAAGCGGGTATGGACTATC